TTAATTCCTGGCGTTCAACGTAACCGCGTTTTTTGCCTTTCGTTTTTAACCTGAAAATAATCGCCGTTATTTCGCCCGCTTCGACCGCTTCCATTAACTTAACCTCGGCCCGGTCAGTTGCCTTTTCGTCCTCAATTTGAAGCTCGGCCGTTAACTCGAATTGTTTAATGTACTTGTCGGCGGTATGCCAATCGCAACCCAGGCGGCGGGCTATTTCGCTAATGTAACCGCCAGAGCCATCGATCGCTTTTTTAACTTCGGACTTTTGGAAATTGTAAGCCATGTTATTTATTGTTTTTTGTTTCCCTTATTGCGTCAATAGTGCCCCAGATACCGAATGAAATTAGAGCTATTGCCCCAATGTAGTAAAGTATTTCAGTAATTTCCATTTTTCTAATGTGTTAATAACTCTATTTTGCCCGAAAACATTGCTATTTCACCGATGGCTCAACCGCACTTTTTAACAACTATTTCGACCATTGCGCTTGACAAACGGCGAAGCGTTGCGGTGCGTCCGGGAATTCATCGAGCGTTTTGGCGTCGGCCATACAGCGCGAAATGAATTCGGCTTTAGTTTCGTTGGGTTGTTTCTCGGGTAACGGCATATTGTTTAGTTATAAAACGGCGATGCGGTTTTTATTACCCCAAATCGTCATCGCTAGCATCCTTAATCGCTTTTTTTAAATAGTTAAAAACAACTTTCGCGTTACAACTCGAGCAACCGTAACTCTTGCCAGTCATCTTTGTAAACCAATTTGCGGCCTGTTTAACATGTTCCTGAGTATAAACGCCCTGAGTTGGCAACCCCGAAAGGAACTCACGTAATGCGGCCGTTTCGGCGTCGGTTAATTTATAACGGCCCCATTTATTTACCGGACAACGAAATAGGGCGAGGTGTGTTTTCATATTCATTTTACAACCGCATAACCGGAGTCGTTTACGGTAATGAGTTATTTCGTTTGCCTTTTCAGCTTCGGCTAAATCTTCGGCACTAATGCGATCGCCCAAAATCAGGGTTCCACAACTTTTCGTCGGAGCGCGAAAGTGTTTGCATGACTGACATATTTTATATCGCTCAGCGGCGATTTGTGGCGGGACTAGAAACATTCTTTTTTATTTTGGAAATTGCGTTTTCGACTAATTTATAAAGGTGCTTAACTGGAATTCCTGTTTCTTTACTTGCTTGCTTGTAACTGAAATCGTCCAACATATATAACCTCAAAATAACGGCGTCCAACTGTGGCATTAACTGAATATATGCATCTAAATACTCGTTGTCGATCCTCGAGCCAATCCAAGGCGCAAGAGGTTCGTCCATATGCTTTTCGCTGAGGGTTTCCCAATTACGTGCGAACTTGCCATATTTAACCCCGAAACGTCCCGAGGAATCAATGAACATTAGGTACAACGAACGGTTAACGTAATAAAACAATTTTCCCTCAGCCGCCAGTTTCTCGGCCTTTTCGCGTTGATTCTCGAGTATTTTTAAAAGCGTTTCCGAAAGCAGGTCATCACCTTTTACGCTGTCCCGGGTTAACCCTTTGGCAAACTTGCGCCAGGTCGTGTAATGCCGCTCCAACTCAATATCGAGAACATTTTTTTTCAACCTTTTGTCAATGTAGCAAAAAACTAACATATATTTGCGCTACTAATTTAAAACAATTTACAATGGAACCAATTTCAGTTATTAACGAACCGAAACCGCCACAGTTAACTCCGGTTAACGAGTTTCTGTTAATCATTCAAAAGCGGTACAATTCGAGCCCCAACTCGCTGGCGGCGGCTGGCTATCGCGAGGTTTTAAAAATGGCCGAGAAATTTTTGAGTGCCGAACACGAATGTTTAACCGCCGCCTATTCGGCCGGGTATGAAATGGCGTTTAATGAATTAAGAGAAACACTAACAAAAAAACCCGAAAATGAAGCTGAAACAAAGTCCGAAAATTGAGGAACTCCAGGCGAGGCGTTATGATATTCTCGCGCTTTACCCGCATATTAAAACCGAATTCGTGCGCGGCTTTATGCAACGCAAGCTCGAGAGCGTTAATCGCGATCTTTACACATTAACGAAAAATTCAATTTATAAGTGATTAAAACCTTAATTATTTGGGGCGGAATGTACTATGCAACGCCAAACTGGATGCAGGAACAGATACCCGAAAGGGTTTTAAACCGTTACGAAATTCATTTTTATAAGTATGGCCAACCATTAACATTACAACATAACCCGGAAACAACAGCGTTAATCGGTTTCAGCGCTGGCGGGTTGGACGTTTTGAAAAATTACCAAACCAATTACGCCCTCGTTGCGCTTATTGATCCAACAACGCAAAAGAAATACGCCGACTTAAATTTTGGAGTTAATACCGTTATTGTTTATAACTCGAAAAATTGGGGTAAAATCAACCAAAGTTTAGAAACCGTTGCGAGAAAAATAAACGCTTGTGGCGGGTTGGTTATCAAAAGCGAGTTAAGTCATTCGGAAATACCAAAACACTTTTTTAACAATTATTTTTATGAAAAAAATCGGTAAATACACGCCTGGCGAAATGAAAATTGTCGAACCTCAGTTAATGCTATCCGAGCGCTGGGCAATAAAGTATAACGAGCGGGCCAAAACGAAAACCATTTATTGGTATGAGATAAAACCTCAACTTGTTCGTTTATTCGAACCTTATGTTGGTTGGGGTTGCCGCCTAGATTGTTTCAACAATATGGAGTCATTCGATACCTGGCTCGATTACCTTAAAACATTAACACCAAACACGAAATGACAACCGATAAATTAAAACAAATTATTACTGAACACTTCGGAACCCGGGCGCTCTTTTCGGCCCGAATGAAAGTTAGTCGGTTCACGACTTACCGCTGGATAAAAGAGCCGGAGCGAATGACGTTAAAAGACCTCGAGAGGCTGAGCGTAATAACAAAGAAACCAATATGTGAACTCTTATGAACGCCGCCAATAATTTACATGAAGCTATGAAATTGGTTCCGTTACGATCGCAAAAGGCCGTTTTAACTATTCTCGGGCCGTATTTCAGCCCCGAAATGTTGGCGGCCGCTGTCGATTACGTTGAACGGTTCGAAACGCTCCCAATGGGCCCTGAGGAAATAACCGAAATAATTTTTAAATTGGTGGCCGACATAACTGAAAATACAGCGTTTCGTAAAAGTAAAACCCGCAAGGTTGAATTTGTTTTTTCTCGGCAACTCGCCATGTTTGCTATTTATTCCGAGGTGGCTCAATATAGTCTTCAAAAAGTTGGTTGTTTGTTTACGCCAAAATATGACCACGCAACGGTTTTACACGCATGCAAATCAATGGAAGCTCGTTACTCGGCAAATAAGAGCTCGAGGGAAACAATAAACGCACTGGCCTCGCTTATGGCTGAACATTCGCTTTATAGCTTTCAAAATCGCCTCGAAACAATAAAAGTTATTGCATAAATGGCGATTCAGTTTTTACCGAAACAAAACCAATGCCTGGACGCGCTCGGCCTCGATTCGACCGCCGAGGTTGTATTGTTCGGTGGCGCCGCCGGTGGCGCAAAATCTTTTACAGGTTGCGCTTGGCAAATAATGAGGCGGTTAAAATATCCGGGAACGCGCGGGTTAATTGGTCGCTCGAAACTCGATACACTTAAAAAAACAACCCTCAAAACGTTTTTCGAAGTTGCGGCAATGTTCGGATTGGTTGCCAATAAACACTACCAATTTAACGCGCAGAGTAACATAATAATTTTCTCGAACGGTTCGGAAATAATTTTAAAAGATTTATTTGCATACCCTAGCGATCCCTCGTTTGATTCTTTGGGCTCTCTCGAAATAACCGATGCGTTTGTTGATGAGTGTTCTCAGGTTTCAAAAAAGGCCGTCGATATTGTCCGCTCACGAATTCGCTACCGATTAACTCAATACAACCTAGCGCCCAAAACGTTGCTAACTTGCAACCCCTCGAAAGGTTGGTTATATAACGAGTTTTTCGCTCCATTCCGGGCGGGCCAATTACGCGAACATTTAGTGTTTATTCAATCGCGTGTGGCCGACAACCCACATTTACCGCCAACATACGCCGAAACGCTCGCTCGGTTGCCTGAGGTTGATCGTAAACGCTTGCTTGAGGGTGACTGGGATTACGACGAAACCCTGG